ACGATCACGACGCGGTCCTCCACGCCGACGCGCGTCGCGGCGCGCGCCACGCCGGCTCGGATCCGGGCATGGTCCACGACGTAGAGCACGCGGTCGTGTGGTACGGTTCCTGGAATGTCACCCGTCGAGGGAAGAGCCGTCCGGGCTGGGATCTACGCACGGATCAGCAAAGACAGTGAGGGCAGAGCCGCCGGTGTCGGCCGTCAGCAGCGCGACGGTGAGGACTCCTGCCGTCGATGGCGCTGGACCGTCCACGACGTGTACGTCGACAACGACATCAGTGCCTACGACAGCCGGCGCCGTCGCCCCGAGTATGAACGACTGAAGGACGACCTCAAGAACGGCGTCGTCAACGCGGTGGTCGTCTGGCACCCGGACCGTCTTCATCGCCAACCCCGGGAACTTGAGGACTTCATCGACCTCATCGAGACGACCGGCGCCACGGTCGGAACGGTCACCGCAGGCGAGTACGACCTCGGGACACCGACCGGTCGCCAGACAGCCCGGATTGTGGGAGCTGTCGCACGGGGCGAGTCTGAACACAAGGCAGAGCGCATTCGGCGCAAGGCGCGGGCGAGCGCAGAGGCAGGCGCTGTGTGGGGTGGCAACCGGCCTTACGGCTACGAGGCTGACCGCAGGACGATCCGCAAGAGCGAGGCACGCTTCATCCGCGAGGCCGTCGACCGTGTTCTTGCCGGAGAGAGCATCCACTCGATCTGCAAGACGTGGAACGAGCGTGGCGTCCCGACGGTGAGCGGCATCCCGTGGGGAATGTACGTGCTGCGAAGAATCTTGACGTCAGGTCGCATCGCCGGGTGGAGGGAACATCACGGCGAACTCGTCGCCGAGGCCGAATGGGACGGGATCATCGACCTGGAGACGCTTGAGGCCCTGCGGGCGATCCTGCGAGACCCTGACCGGACGAAACGCAAGATGCCGGTTCGCCGCTACCTGCTGACGGGTCTGGCCCGGTGCGGTCGCTGCGGCGAGAAGCTTGTCGCCCGTCCTCGACCAGACGGCCGTCGTTGCTACGTCTGCTCGAATGGCCTCGGGTTCAAGGGTTGCGGCCGCCTTTCGCAACTCGCCGACCCGCTCGAGGAGCTCGTGGTGGAGTCGACGTTTGTGCGTCTCAACTCGCCCGGCACCCTGCGAGCCTTGCAGCGGGATACAGGCAAACAGGACCAGCGTCGCACGAAACTCACAAAGGAGCTGCAGGGCTACGAGAAACGCCTCAAACGGCTCCAAGACGAATACTCCGTTGAGGGCATCTGGAAGAAGTCGGATTTCATGCGACAGCGGAACGCTCTCGAGGACAGGATCGACCGTCTCCAACGATCTATCGGACGGGACACCGAGGCCAGGTTCATCACGCGGGTACCGTCCGGCGAACGTGCTCTACGCAAGTGGTGGGACGACGCGAACATCGAGCAGCGTCGTGCCCTCATCGCGGCTGTCGCTGACCGGGTGATCATCAAGCCGGCCGACAGGACCCGCCACGAGTTTCAGCCCGAACGCGTCGACGTGATCTGGCGGGCCTGACCTAGAAGTCGATTTCGCCCCACAGGTCGGTGCGGCCTTGAAGCCTCGCGTACTGCAGCTCGTTCATAAATCCAAAATACTCTCGCCAGCGGCGATAGGGCCTTTTGTGTTTTCGGCACTCGACTACTACGTGAACCTCGCCCGGGTTTATACCCGAGACGATCACGGGGTCTAACCTCTGGCCGCACCGCTCAACGCCGCCTGCGCGGTTGGGCTTCGGGCACCGGCAGACGAGCCCCATTTTTTCGAGCAGGGCTGGCATCCGGACCTTGTCGACTGTTCGCCTCCAAGGCAACTCGCCCGGACGGTGGAGTGGTTCCGGTCCCCACTCGTTGACTGGCGTTTGGTCGAGTCGAGTCACGCCGATAGAATACCCAATGCGTAATTCCATTGACGTAGTCCCTGGCGGTCGGAGGACCTGAAGCCTCCCGGTGAGCCGCACCTAATACAGACGGCTGCTGGAAGTCAGGGCACGTCACGCGAGGTGGGCCGCGGAACGGGTCCCTCCAATGGCGCCCCCTAAACAGGGTCGCCCCGGAGGAGAGCCATGCCCACCCCCAGCTACGACGGGACCGTCCTGCGGCGCGCCCGCGAGACCCAGGGTCTGAGCCGCGAGCAAGTCGCGATCCAAGCCGGTGTCAGCCACCCGCTCATCGTCCGTACCGAGCTGTACCGGCCACCACGAGCCGAGACCCTGATCCGGCTCTGCCGTGTCCTCGGCATCACCGTCGACGACTGCTTCCAGTGACCGCCGTCGACATCAAGGCGGCGGCCCGCGAACTGGTCAAGCGGACGACAGACGCGCAAGGACTGCCTGAGCAGATCACCGACCCGGCTGCCATCGAACAGATTGCGGCACTCCTCGCGAAGGGCACGGTCACCACGCAGAAGAAGGCGTCGTGACGCGAGAAAAGCCCTCGGCGCAAATCCAGCCGAAGGCTCTCGCGGCCGCCCAATCTGCGCGCTGCTGCTGATGGACGGCGATGAACCGTGAACGAACCGCTCGGCGCCTTTTCGGAAGCGAAAAGCGAAAACCCCGAACTCAACCGAGCTCGGGGTTCCCACTAGCGAGGGAGCAGACCTCAACACAAAACACAATACCGGCTCGACGCCGAAGAAATCATGAGGATCGCTCATCTGAGCGCCGGTTTTAGATGAGGGAAAGACCCGTTATCGAGAGGCACCAGTTTGACCGCCAACGTGCGGCCACGGGTGGCCCGACTCGAAGCGTGACGGCGACCAGCGCGACGCAGCGGCTTGCAGCAAACCAAACCGACAACCCCGTCGGGCTGCAAGACACGCGGTGGCAGCGGCTAGGGCGTGAGAGTCGGGAGTCCAGCTCGAGGAGCTGGCCGACTAGCGACTGCGCGAAGGCAGGGAGGGTCGGCATCGCTGAACACATACGCGATTGCTTGGATACAACCCGGGTCAGGCGAGCATCCCGAAAGCGCACACGTTTTTAGGAACGGCGAACAGAAAGAAATTCGCCAAAACATCTTCCTGCAGTGCGCTGGACCAACAGAAACGCTTAAGCCCACTTATCGGTAGGGGTGCCGACGAATGGGCTAAAGCGACCTATACAAAAATTCGGCTGAGAAGGAACGAAATGTCGAGAACGAAAAGTTCTGATTGGGCGCGGTATCGGCGTAAGTCGTGGGCATACAACGTCAGGCGAGGCGGACGGCTCGAACGAATCTCGGACGAACAGCTGCGCGAGATCTACGGGCCGCCGATGCGTCCCGGCAAAGTCAAGACCTACAGCATGCCCACCGAGGATCAGGTGCTCGAGTCGCTCCGCACCAAGCTCGGCGCGGTCGTGGTCGAAGAGATTGAACACGACGACACCACCACGAGCCCATGACTTTCGACGCGAAGCGGTGCGGGTGCGGCGCCCCGATCCCGTATTTGGGTCGGGGTCGTCCTCGGAAGCGATGCCCGGCCTGCCGCCTCGGCCTCGGGGACTGGTGCGCGGCATTGGTGCAGGCGGCCACCGCGGACATGCCCGACGCGAAACGCCGCGAGATTCTGCGCATCGTCTTCGATGAACTAGACGCGTTTCTGACACGCCCATGAGACCCGAGAAAGCCGTCCGCGAAATTCCCGGTCTCGCCCTCGAGCTTGAGCGGGTTCTCCGACGTACGGCAGGGTCGTTGACCCGGCCCGGCTTGGTCGAACAGGTCGACCAGTGGATGGTGCACTACCCGCAGAGCGGGGGAGCCTGGGACGATCCGACTGGCGACACGGCCTGCGGCCGTGGGGCACCGATCGCTGATGCGGCCCTGACCGTCCACGAAGGGCTGCGCAATCTGCTGGACGACCTGCGTCGGCTGGACCCCGCCGTTCGTGTCCTGACCCCAGCGGACGGGAAACGCTCCCAAGTGCAGCAATGCCTGAACCCGGCCTGCCCGGTCGTGCTGCTCGGCAAGAAGACCCAGGGCCGCTGCCGCCCCTGCTACGAGTACGCCCGCGTCAACGGCTGTGAGGCACCGGCCTACGTCGTCGCACGGCGAGTCCAGAAAAAGCAGTCCAGAAAAGACCGTCAAACATAAGGGTTCTAGCCGACTTTCGACCATAAATCGCAGAGAGTGAGAGAGAGAGTCGTCTCAGAGGGCTCTCGGGAAAGGTTTCAAAATGATTCGAGATGATGTGGTTCGGCTGCTGAGCCGGATTCACTTTGTCGACACCGAAACGCCGGCCAGCTGGATTATCGACGGCCGCGAGCTCGACACGATCGAGGTGGGCACCGTGTTCAGGGCGACGACCGACGAGTGGCTGGCAGCCGGCGAGCAGGTGCGTCGCTACCTCGCGGCAGAGGATGAGCGCCTCGAAGAGGACCGCCGCGACCTCGCCGAACGGCTCGCCCATGACTGACCCGTTCCCCCATCTGGAGCGGTCCCGTCGTGTGGTGGCTGCCCGGCTGCGGGCCGGCGTTCGGACGGACTCGCAAATCACCGAAGACGCCCTCGAGATCTACATGCTCTGGAGCAACGACCCTCGGCTGAACCGAGACCTGCCCGGCCTCGAAGAAACCCTCAAAGAGCACGGTCCGCTGCCCCGGACCCTCGTCGAGTCGTTCGCCGATGTCAGTCTTCGTGGCCGCGCCGACCCGATGATGCGACAGAACGACACCATCGAAGCCCTCTGGTTGTTCGCCGAGATCGCTGCACGGTTCGCCGAGGACCAGGCCGAAGCTTTGGGCGCCGTCCTGGCCGACGAAGCCGAAAAGTTCTTGAAGGACGAGCTCACCTAGCCGTTCTTCGCGCAAGCGAGTGCCTGACGCGCCGCGTCGGGGATCGCCATAGGGAAACGCGCCGACGCCCCTAACCGGCCCTCACCATCGCGCACCCCCAAAACAACCACTAGCGCGCAACCCTGCGCGCCCTACTCGAAAGAGTGAAGTGACTACGTACTACAACGCGGCGGTGCTCGACGCCGCGGAGGCCAAAGCCGAAAGCCTGATGGCCCGCTATCAGGCGATCCTTGACGCGGCGAGCATGCGACGCGGCAAGGAAGTGCTCGCGAGCGAGCAGCGCGAACTAGACAAAATCATCCGCAAGGTTGAGAAGCTCAACAAGAACACGATCACGCCGCAGCGTGCCGAACAGAAACGGCTCGCCAACGCGAACGCCGCGATTGTCCGATCGATGAGCGGCGAGACCCGCCCGGTCACGCACGGCACCAGCCGCATCTCGGTCGGTGTCGAGTCGTCCATCTACCGGCCGGATACCCGCGACGAACGCGGCCAAGAGTACGGCTTCTTCCACGATCTGTACGCCGCGTCCCGCACCGGTGACATCTCGGCCCGGGAACGGCTCGACCGGTACGCCAAAGAACAACGCGTCAACCCGAACACCAGTTCAGGAACCGGAGGGGAACTGGTTCCCCCCCTCTGGTTGGTGCAGCAGTTTGTCCCGTACCTGCGTCCGGGTCGTGTGACCGCGGACCGTTGCCAGCTTCACCAGCTGCCACCGGGCACGGACGTGATCAACCTGCCGAAACTGACCCTGGGTTCGTTGACCGGGATGCAGACCGCGAACAACGCCGCTGTCGCATCACGGGATATCACAACCACGTCGGTGTCCGCGTCGGTGAACACGCTGTCCGGTCAAGAGGACATCAGCATCCAGCTGCTCGAGCAGAGCCCGCTCGCGATGGACAATGTCATCTTCCAGGACCTGGCTGCCGACTACACCAAGCAATTGGACCTTCAGGTGCTTTCCGGCACGGGTGCGAACGGTCAGCACACCGGGGTTCTGCAGCTGGCCGGTACGCAGGCCGTGACGTTTACGTCTGGCTCGCCGACGGTCGCCTTGCTGTTCCCGCTCGTCGTTCAGGCCATCGAAATGGTGACCGCGACGCGCTTCCTGCCGCCGGATGCGATTGTCATGCATCCACGCCGTTGGCTGTGGATGGCCTCCCAGCTCGACACGCAGAACCGCACGCTGGTCGTTCCCCGGCAGTACGCAATCAACGAAATGGCTGTCGCGGACACGTTGACGTTCGACTCGCCGGTCGGCGAAATTCTCGGCCTGCCGGTCTGGATTGACGCCAGCATGCTCGCCACTGACGGCGCCGGCAACAACCAAGACGTGATTGTCGTCGGTCGTTTCGACGACAGTTGGCTGTTCGAGTCAACGATGCGTCTGCGGTCGCTGCCCGAAATCCTGTCCGGAACTTTGCAAGTCCGGTTCCAATGTTATGGATATTCGGCGCTCGCGCATCGACTGCCCGTGAGTTACGCATTGATTCGCGGGACTGGACTCATCAACCCGTCCGGTTGGGTCTGATCCTGCTGGGTCTGCCCGACCTTGCACGTACGCGTTTGCGGATGGGTTAGCCAAGTCCGCAGGATGCCGTTCCTGTGCGTGCAGGGTGAGGGCACCTTTCGGTCTGGGCGGTCGCGCCGCGTTTCCCACCTTTGACGTGGCGCGGCCGTCCGGCCGAACCCTTCTTCTTTCCGAAAGCACCAGTAAATGTCTAAGAACGAACGGGCCATCTACAGCCCGACGTCCGAGCATTCATTTTTTGCCGATTTGGCGAAGGCGTCACATAACGACGACGTCGCCCGTGCCCGCCTCGAGACACACCAAGAGCAGCGTGCCCGCCAGTGGAAGAAACTTCCGCGTGAGCTCCGCACCAACCCGAACACAACTTCGGGCCTCATGGGTGAATTCGCTCCGCCGTTGTGGGCGATCGACCAGTTCGCGACGGTGGCCCGTGCCGGCCGTGTCCTCGCCGACCTGATCCCGAATCTGCGGCTGCCGTCCGGCGTCTCGAGCGTCCATGTGCCTGCGATCACGGCGGGCGGCGACGTTGCTATCCAGCCGCAGCAGGGCGCCGCGGTCGCCTCGGTGGATGACACGACCGCTGACCGTTCGTCGAACGTGGTGACCATCGCTGGTGAGACTGACGCATCGATTCAGTTGTTTGAGCAGACGCCGCAGCCGCCCGGTTTCGACGGTGTCGTCTACACGGACCTTGTCCGCGCCTACAACCAGCAGTTGGAGAAACAACTGATTGCCGGGACGGGGGCCAACGGGCAGCTGACCGGGGTAATCAATGTCACGGGCCGCAACGCCGACATCAGCGGCTCAGGGACCACGACCCTGACCGCGCTCTGGCCTTTGCTGGGTCAGTCGCTCGCCTCGGTCGGGAATGCCCGGCTCCAACCGGCTGAGTGTTTTCTGTTGGCGCCTCGACGTTGGTCATGGATCAGCGCCGCGCTCGACACACAGAACAGGCCGTTCTCGCTGCCGAACCACGGCGGCCCCGTCGACACCGCAACCATCGCCCCCGCCGGCCGGCTCCTATCAAAACCGGCCTATGAGTCTGGCGGGATCGTGGCCGGCACAACCGCCGACCCCATCATCGCCATCCGCCCATCAGACTTGTTGTTGTGGGAGTCGACGCCACGCTTCGACGTCATCCCCAACGCGCTGAGCGGCACACTCCAAGTCCGGCTCCGCCTGCGTGTCTACGTGGCGTTGTCGGTGCTCCGCCCGTCGGCCGTCACCGTCATCACCAGCCTGCCCCAGCCATCGAACTACTGAGCCCCATGTCTGCCAGTTATTTTGTGCGAACGCTTCTGGTAGTTATTTTTTGGAGCTCGATAGTTATTTTTGATTGGGCTCGGGCAAAGTGTCCCCCTGGCTTTACAGCTGCGCTGAGACGTCGGCTGTATGCCTGGCTGTATGCCTGAGCAGGTGAGCCTCGCCGACACGCCCACCGTTGACCGGTGGCATGCCATCGACCTCGGTACTCCAGCCACCCGTGCTACCAAGCCACGACCATCGGTACCCGTGCCGTCAGCGCACACAGATGGGGTGCCTTAGGTACTCCACCGGTGGACCCGGTACCGGTACTTCAAGCATGGCTAGCAACAGGCCAGGGGGCGGGTCTGGCAGCCCAAACCGCCAATCCCCCTGACCCCGCATTTCGATCGCTTTTGTTTCCGACAACGGGGCCCCAAACGTTTTTCTAGAGGCCGGAAACGTTGCGGTGTAAGGGTTCGGGTCGTGCGGAGGGCTGACGAACACGCCGAAAACGGCCTCGAACATGCCGAAAAACGGCCCTGAAACGACGAAAAACGGCCCTGAGGAGAGGGATGTACGACTGGCGAGCCGACACGAGACGCAAGCGTCTGTTCAAGAAGGCGTCGCGGCGGGCGACGCGGGAGATGGGCGACGAAGCGGTCAAGGACCCGGTTCGTTTCCGTCGCCGTGTCGAGAAGCTGTTCGCCAGGTACGTCGAGGACCCGCATCAGCTGTAGCAAGGCCGGCGCCGACCGGGTGGGGGGCAGGCCCCCAAGAGAGCCCGGTTGGGGCCACCGCCCGGTCGCGCACCAGCCACCGAAATCCTCGCGGCCCGGCCTTCCAGGATTGTGGATACCCACGTCGTAGGGCGGCGGTAGAACGGCGTCGTGGACGCGTCCGAACTGCGGGCCCGTGCCTGCCAAGAAGCGGACGAGCTTGGCCCCGAGCCGCCCGGCGCCGAAGCCGAGATGTGGCGAGAAGAGAGGTGGGGTGCGGTCGTGCTGCTTGCCGGGCTCGCCGACGACAACGTCGAGCTGCTCCGCCAGGCCGCGAACGAGGTCGCGTCGGAATGGACCGACCGGGAAGCCGCCCGGTTGTTGTTGGATGCTGCGACCCTCGCCGAGATCGGCGCGTAGGTCGGGGGAGAGAAACGGCGCGGTGGTGAGCCCGACGATGGCGCCCATTAGGGCCGATAGTCCTATTGACGCGTTGAAGTCGAGGCGTAGCGTGACGTCTGGCAGTGCACCTAGGGGTGGAATGGAGCACCGATGAAGTACATCGTGACTAGCCGGCTCGCGCCTGGGATCGAAAACGCGCGCAAGGCACTTGATGTGTTCAAGAAGGCGGGCCTGCCACCGGGCACCGAGTCCACTTGGGCGGCGACGGATGGCAAGACCTTCGTCACTATTGTCGAAGCCGACGCTCCCGACATCGCCATGACAGCCACGTACGCGCCGTTCTTTGAGCAGAGCACCGTGCTTCAGGTGGTTCCGGTCGACGCCGCGTGGATGGAGGCAACCGAGGCTGCGCAGTCGAACTGGGGCTGACGACCGCCGAGCGCGTCGGTTTCCTCCGCCAGGCCGCGAGCGGGATCGCGGCCGAGTGGTCGGACCGGGAGGCGGCGCGGTTGTTGTTGGATGCTGCGACCCTCGCCGAGATCGGCGCCTGACGTGTCTTGAACTGCTCTCAGACGCCCTGTAGTGCGATTTGAGGCCCGTCTAGCCGAGGGTGGGCAGGGCGAACGCGTGTTTGGGCTTCTCGGGTCTTGTAGCGGCTGAGAGTGAGTCAAACCTTGTGAACGCCGGAGAATGACTTTCTAGGGACCGTCTCGTGCTCGACGGTGAGCTCGTCGACGATCGCGCCAAGCCGGCGGCTGCCCTTGGCGGTCAGCTCCACCTCCACGGCCGTCACCACGCCGCTCGGGGTGCGGAAGCGCGCGTCGGCGACGTGCGCGTCGGGGCCGGGCCGCTCGCCGTAGAGGGTGCGCTCGCTCGTCCAGTCGCGACCGCCGCGCCGCTCGACGCCGAGGCGCACGAGCGACACCG